TGGTGATAACAATGGAAATAACTTTCGAAGTGGTAAAGAGAGCAATTGAACTGTATGCAGATATGTTTGAAGATCTTCCAACGGAACGAGATATTAGAATAGTAATAGAAGAAAAAATGAATTCGTCAATTCCGCTAACAGGTGCAGAAATTCATAATATTCGTAATATAATTTTGGAAGAAACAACACCAAGAGGAAGATTTTTTGAACATGTTGAAACGTCTTACGGTGTGAAATCCGATTGTGATATGGAGGAGTAACTATGGAAGAACTTTGCGAATGCGAATGTGGTTGTACTGGAACCTATGAAACGGGATTCGGCGAAGGATTTGCCGCAGGGTATGCAAAAGCCGAAGAAGATTTCGATATTGAACTTTTAGAAGAAGTTATTGGCAAATCTTGTACAATTATTTGTAATTGTGGCGGAAATGGAATGCACCAAATTGGAGAACTTACAAAAGTGACTCCCAATGCAATTGTTCTAAAAACGGGCCCTAATACGTCCATGATAATTTATAGAGCAGATATAACAGTGATTGAATGGATCGAATAGAGGTCAGTCCAAATGAACATGGACTTTTCATAATTTTTTATAGAGATGGCGAACCAAAAAATTCCAAGTTAATTTCTTGGAAAAGTATCATAAAAATGATGGGAGATTATATATATGACTAACACATATAAAAACAATGATTCAATAGAAGTTAAACAATTGGAAGAGTCGCGATGCGCAAGATGTGTATTAGAAAGACTTTTGAGAGTTATAGATGAGGGACTGTTTGTAGAAATGGAGGATTAACTTCATGATATATATAAAATTTCCCATTATTAACTATAGAAAAGTGGTAGATATGTGTGAAAATGAAGAAATTGCAAAAGAAAAACTTATGATGATACGTAATATATTAATTTATGAAGTTTATGATATTGATGACCAGCTTGCAAAATTGAAGTGATCTTATGAAAATACCATCTTCGGTTATCGAACTGGCGATAGAAGAAGCCGAGAAATCTACTATAAAAAAAACGCAAATGTCTGCAGTGATATGGGATAAAAAAGGGATTCTTTCATCTGGATATAATCAATGGCTTGCAAATATTTCAGATGATCGCTACAATTATTTTGGTGTTCCGTACCATTCCCAACATGCCGAGGTGAGTGCGATTCTTCGCTTGAGAGATGACTGGAGATGGCGATTAGAAAACGCCTCCATTTTTATTTATAGACGAGGATGGAAATTAGCATCACCTTGCAAACATTGTAAACATGTTCTACAGCAGATGGGAATTTCAAGAGTATATTGGTCTGAAGATGGTGGATATATTGGAGGATATTTATAATGGCAGTTAAATATTTTTGTGATATATGTAACTTGGAAATAACTGATAAATGCTATGATATGAATATATCCTTGTGTGGATCTTATCGGAAACCCGTATTATTGAATAATTCACAAACGTTAGATAATATTAGATGTATTATATGCGAACATTGCTTAAAAAATATATTTAGGAAATAATAAAATGAAGTTCCAATTAATAGATATCTCATATCACATTGATTATGGAAACCCTGTAATCAACTTGTGGGGGCGGCAAGAGAATGGCGAAGTTGCTCACATAGAAGTTGTAGGGTTTCAGCCATATTTTTATATAGTTCCGACTGACGAAATACGACTGTTGGCTGAGTTAGACAACAGAGAGATTCAATGGGAAACTGTAGAAAGATATTTGCCATTATATTATCAGAAAAATAAAACTAAATGTATAAAAGTTCTTGTAGACTTACCAGGAAATATACCAAAGTTGCGGGAGGAATTATCACAGTATGGAAATATTTATGAAGCGGATATTTTATTTAGGAATAAATTTCTTTCAGATGTTGATCTTCACGGTTGCGATAACTTGGAGTGCTCTAATAGAACCGTACATTACACAGAAATTTCAAAAGCTGAAGCAAAAATTATTCCGAAAGTAATGGCGTATGATATCGAAGTGCTCCCGCCGGAAATCGGCGTACCAAATCCAAAAAATGATCAAATAATTATAATTTCGTTAGTATGTAATGATGGATATAAAAAATTGTTGGTGGCGAAAGATGGAACCGATACAACAGAACGAGAATTTTTAGGAAGTGAATTAGCAGTACTAAAACGATTTATACAACTTGTTAAAAAAGTAGATCCAGATATAATTATAGATTATAATGGAGATCATTTCGATATACCGTACATTATACAAAGACTTCAAACATATAATTTGATTGCAAATATTGGGAGAGATAATAGGGAATGGCAACAAAGATCTTTTGGTGGAAACGTCGAAACGTTGATAACGGGCCGCGTCCACATGGACGTTATGAAAATCATTCAGAAAAATTTTCAACTGGCGAACTACTCCCTTGCGATAACAGCGAAAGAAATTATCGGAAAAGAAAAGCTAGATGTTCCAGCATCGAAAATGAGGGAGATTTGGAATAATAATGATATTAATGAATTCTTAGAATATGCAGAAGTAGATGCGAAACTAACTTTGGATTTACTCATAGAGACGAAATTGCTTGATAAATATATTGCAATTGCTAAAATTTCTGGGGCTCTTCTCCACAACGTGATAAATGGTGGTCAGACCCAGTTAATAGAACCATTATTATTAAAAGAATTTTATAAAGAGAATCGACTGTTTCCAAATAGACCTACAGAAGCAGAGATGGAAGAGAGAAAAAAATACGGAAAGTACGAAGGAGCATTTGTAGGAGATCCGGTTCTTGGACTTCATAAAAATATTGCGGTTGTTGACGCGCAGTCTCTTTATCCCACAAGTATGATTTCTCATAATGTATGTGTTACATCATTATCTGAAGAAGGTACTATAATTGCTCCGAATGGCGCTAAATATATTTCAAGAGATATATATGTTGGAATTATTCCAAGAGTTTTAGATAAATTGTTTCAAAAGAGATTGGATGCAAAAGCAAAAATGAAAATTACTAACGATAAAGCGGAGTTAGATTACTTGGACTCTATACAATATGCTATTAAAATATATTTAAATTCTATGTATGGATTAACTGGATTTGTGGGAAGTAGATTTTATATTAAAGATATAGCAGCGTCTATAACATCTATTGGACGTGATGCAGTATTATTAGCAATGAACATTATTAAAAATGATGGATATGAGGTATTTGGTGGAGATACCGATAGTGTGTTTATAGGAATGCCAACATGGAGATCTGAGAAAGATATTGCAATAGAATTAGAACCAACACTGAAAAAGATCAACGATAGTTTAATAGATCCGATGAAATTTTTATTTGAACATTTTTTTAAAAGCGGAATATTTTTTGCAAAAAAGAGATATATCCTATTAGATAATGATGATAAATATAAAATTAGAGGAATAGAACTCAGAAGAAGAGATTGGGCACCAATAACAGTTAAAACTATGCAACGTGTATTCGATTTAATATTAAAAGAAGACGATTTGAACGGAGCATTACAATATGCACAAAATGCTATATCTGCTATTCGGAATTATAATATTAATGATGATAATAATGCTAACGTTTCTATTGATAATTTTATCATAACAAAAAAATATGGAAGAACTGAATACACTAATTTACAACCACATGCTGAATTAGTTAAACGACTTATGAAAGAAAATAGAAATGAATTTGGGTTAGGAGATAGAGTTGGATATATAATAAGATGTGGGAATTCAAAAGAGTTATTACACCAAAAATCTGTATTGCCAGAAGATATATTAAACGGAAGATATAAATTGGATTCCGATTATTATATAAATAGGCAAATGTTTCCTCCATTGGAGCGCATCTTTGATGTTTTTAATATGTCTCCATTGTTATTAAATAAAGGACAAACAACTTTCGACAGTTTTACTTAAGCAACAGAGCGAAAGTTTTAAATAGTATAAGATCGTATAAGTACTAGTATGTATCGGATAAAATGTAGTTGCGGGGATGCAGAATGTTCTGCTGAGATGGAAATTACAGAGCATTTTGATGAAGAAGGAAATATAGAAATATTAATATATAATGGTGGACTTCCTAATAGTATTTACATGGATAAAAACACGATTGCCGACTTAAGAAAATATCTTGCAATGATTTTGATGAGACTTGAGACGAAGATGAATTAGGGTTTTGTTAGCATGACAAAGAAATATACCATTCATATGCGTTATGGTTTTCAACCGGAAGAAGAAACGTTTGAATGTGACGAATATGAATTTGCTCAAGGAAGACTTATAATTCCAGGAGAAGATGGTGAAACAGCAACTATAATTTATGTTTGTGAAGTTATATATGTGTATAAGATTGAACAGAATTATGGATTTTCAGAAGATCAACACAAGATACACACTTTGGAAAAAGAATTAGAATTCCAAATTCAACAGTATCAGAAACTTGTTCAAGAATCTGAATTACTTTCACAAAAGAATGATTGTAATTATTCGTAAGGAGGGATTAAAATTTATGTGAAACTTGATTTGGATAGTCGAGTGAATGCAATTCGCGAAAATTTTTTCAAGAGTTGTGAAGATCACACATTTTTTTATCAGATAGAAATGTGTTTGCGACTTCAGAAAAAATGCTTAAAATCAAATAGACTTGATTTGGCTGAAGACTTAGCAAATATTGTAAGTGATGCTTTGAATCGGAGATGGAAATGACTTCTTATATTTTTGGCGGAACTGTATTTAAAACATGGCCGAAACTCATAAAGAAATTGGTTAAGAATGGCGAGATGATCCGAGACGAAACTAGGGAGTCAATTGAGGAGCAATTTACATTAAATCTTGATAATGTTGTAGTGGATATTTCGATGCCAGATGACCGACAAATTCCGAATGGATATCCATATAATAAGAAGTATTTAGAAGAGTACGGGAAACAATTCTTGAATCCGATAAATGATAAAGGATTTGAATACACTTATGGAGAAAGATTAAGAAGTTATCCATGTACTGATTATTATGACGAACAACATATGTTGGGACCAATAGATCAGATACAGGAATTTATTATAGACAGATTAAATAAAAATGTGGCTACCAGACGAGCATTTGCAATAACTACACATTGTGAATTTGATAATATACTTGATAAAGATGATAAGCCATGCCTCCAAATCGTGGATTTCAAATTTAACAAGGGATTATTAACACTGACTGCTTATTTTAGAAGTCAAGATATAATGGCATATCCTGCGAACGTTTACGGATTAAATGAACTATTGAAATTTGTTGGTAAAGAAACTAATTTAGATTGTGGGAAGATTATAACAGTTTCAAGTTCTTTGCACAGTTATGAACGGGATTGGAAAGATCTTCTTAAAATTGTTTACCCAAGTGAACGAGCTATGTTAGAGTATGGAGTATTAAGAAGACGTAAAAATGTGTTACTGGAAAAGTATGGTGAGGTTGCATAATGAGATGGCTATTATATTCCGGACCGGATTGTAACAGATGCAAAATGTTGAAGAAGTGGATGCGAGACAATAGTGTGGATTTTAGACAGATGATGATTGATGAGGATTTTATTGTAGGAGATCTTATACGCGAAACTGCGAGACGTGGAAATGCTAGCATGAGTTTGCCGGTTCTAATTTCTGGAAATATTTGTTATACGGAACGACAGCTTTGTTTGGATGCAATGAGACTTGACTATAAATTTTTAGAGGATAACATTAGATGAATATTACAAAAGAATTGATATATAATAAATATTGGATAGATAATTATACTATAAAAGAAATTGCAACATATTGCGGAGTATCTTATGGATGTATATATAAAAAAATGGTAAAATATAATATTCCACGAAGATCTAGACGGGAAGTTCAATTAGGTAAATTAAATTCGATGTATGGACGTCAACATACACCAAAAACAATACAATTATTTAGAGATACGCGGGGCGGTAAAAATAATATTATGTATGGAAAGCATCATACACAAGAAACAAAAGATATTATAAGCAGTAAAAATACAGGTAAAACACGATCTGATCAATATAAGAAATCGCGTTCTATAGCAATGAGTGGAAAAAATAATCCGATGTATGGCAAACGTGGTTCTGACGCACCGGGATGGAGAGGAGGAAAATCATTTGAAACATATTGTGTAAAATTTAACGAATCGTTAAAAGAATATATAAGAGATAAATATGATAGATGCTGTGTATTATGCGGAAAATCTGAAGAAGATAATGGAGCAAAATTATCAGTACATCATACAGATTATAATAAAAACACCCTTTGTAATGGAAAATCGTGGGGATTAATACCATTATGTAAGGTATGTCATGCAAAAACACATGGAAATAGATATTATTGGTTCAACTTATTAGGAAATTATTGGGCAATTAAGTGGGTGATATATTATGTTTGATTGGGAAAATGAACTAAAATCTCTTGCAGAGTTTATACAAACAAAAGATGCAGAATATGGACAAACATATGATAAAGCTGGAAAAATATTAGAAATTTTATTACCCGATGGAATATCGCCAGATAAATATAATACAATTTCTATATATTGGAGACTAATAGAAAAAATAGCGCGTGGATTAAATACAAATAATGACATTGATATTTGGCGGGATATTGTAGGACTCGGATTGAACGGATTAAAAATATATGATGAAAGACACAAATCTCGTTATGGACATTATGAATTCACATTTTCTTGTGAGTGATTAATAATGATATTTGATTTTATACATGTCGGACTATACACAATAATTTTTTTCTTTAGTATATTATGTATAGTATTTGCGAGTGACATTCTAGGAAAAAACGAAATTTCGCAAAATTTAATATGTTTCACGATATTCTTTTTAATAGCTGCATTTTTATTATATGTAGTTAATAATGTTTGACCGAAAACTTTATATAGTATTAAGTACATATAGGCAACTATGAAATGGCTGATAATGTTGGTATTGGTAGGGATATCTGGCGGAGCAACGATAGAAGATTTAGTGAATGATTTGGAACGAATACCGGAAAACACTACAACTGACGAAATAATTTTTGTCGTAAGTTGCGCATGGAATTATAACGTTTCCGAAAATGGTATAGTGACGCTGGAAGACGGATATTATGATTTGACGTGATATAAATGGACGCAACAGAAGAACTTTTGTTAAGAAGTGGGTTCCAGAAATGGGACAAATTACTTTTTGTAAAAATTTTGGTGAATCGGAAAGGGAATTATCGAGGAGGGAGATTGCACTTTTATCTTCCAGGATATGATC